TCGCCGCGTTCATCAATGATCACCCGCCAGTCGCCTACCCGCAGGCGAATATAATCGCTCCCCTTCAACGCCTTCACATTATTGCGTTGGCTTTCCGGGTCTTCCGCGTAGGCTTTGATTTTGCCTTGTATGCGCTTCGACTCGGGCCGCGGCATTCGCTGCAGCACTTTTAATGCGCTTTTACGGTAAGTGATCGTCTTCATCACCATCATTATAGCTAACAGCGAACAAATATCGACTATTTTTAGCTATCAGCTAAAATATAGCAATTCCCCTCCCTCTGCCGTCATGGTGTAAATCACCCCACTTACACCCGCCGCTGCTTCGCCTTCACTTCATGCCGCCGCAGGATAGCGGCTATGAACAACGTCGTGAACATCGCGGAACTCCTCCGCCTGCTGCACAACCTGATCCGCCTCGGCACCATCGCCGAGGTGGACCACCGCGCTGCCCGCGTGCGCGTTAAAACCGGCGAGCTGTTAACCGACTGGCTGCCCTGGCTGGAAGGCCGCGCCGGCACCACGCGGGACTGGGATCCGCCCACGAAGGGCGAACAAGTGATTATCTTCTCACCCGGCGGTGACCCCGCCGCCGGTGTGGTACTGACCGGGCTTTTCTCCGATGCGCACCCCGCACCGGCAGAGTCCGCCGCGCTGTGGCGCAGGCTGTTCCCCGATGAAGGCCTCTTCGAGTACGACCACGCCAACAGCGTGCTGCGCATTCGCCTGCCCGGGGCCATCGAAATCAGCGCCCCGGGCGGCACCACCTGGCAAGGCAACATCCAGCACACCGGCGAGCTCAACCGCGAAGGTGGTTACGCCCAACAAGGCGGTGGGCTAAGCCACAACGGCAAAAACGTGGGTCACGACCACGCCCATAGCGGAGTACAAGGTGGCCCTTCAAACACCGGGGCACCCGTCTAATGTCCGGCATGAACGCACACACCGGCCGCGCCATAGATTCGCTGGCCCATATCCAGCAATCGGTGGCGGACATTCTCACCACGCCCATCGGCTCCCGTGTCATGCGTCGGGAGTACGGCTCGCTGCTGCCGGAACTGATCGACCAGCCCTTGAACGGCCCCACCGCCCTGCGCGCCTACGCCGCAACGGTGGTGGCCTTAATGAAGTGGGAACCGCGCATTCGCGTGCAGCAAATCACCCGCCAGGTTTCTACCCAACGCCCCGGCCGCTTTGATCTCATCATCTCCGCCCGCCGCGTGGATACCGGTGAAAACGTTAGCCTGGCCGTGCCGCTAAGGGGGAACCTATGAACAGCCCCATCGACCTCTCCCGGCTCCCCGCGCCCTCGGTCATCGAGCCGCTCGACTATGAAACCATCCTGGCTGAGCTCACCGCCGACCTGATCCGCCGCGACCCCGAACTAGCAGACACCCTCGCCCTCGAAAGCGAGCCGCTTACCAAGCTGCTGGAAGTCGCCGCCTACCGAGAGCTCCTGCTACGCCAACGCATCAACGAAGCCGCCAAAGCGGTCATGCTCGCCTACGCGCAAGATGAAGACCTTGAACACCTAGCAGCACTGTTCGATGTCGAACGGCTGGAAATAGACCCCGGCGACCCAGACGCTAACCCGCCGGTACCGCCAACGTTTGAAAGTAACGACGCCCTACGCCGCCGCGTGCTGCTCTCGCTGGATGGCCTCAGCACTGCCGGGCCAGAACTCGCCTACGTCTATCACGCCCTCAGTGCCAGCGGCGATGTCAAAGACGCCGATGCCTTTAGCGAAGCCCCCGGGGATGTCACCGTGGTGGTGCTCTCCCAAGCAGAAAGCGGAGAAGCCTCCGCCGAGCTGCTCGAGACCGTGAATAACGCCGTCAACGCAGAAGATACCCGCCCGCTGACCGACCACCCCACCGCCGTCAGCGCGGAGATTGTTAGCTACACCATCCAAGCGATTCTGCATATTTTTCCGGGGCCGGAAGCCACTGTGGTACGTGAAAACGCCCTGGCCAACGTTACCGCCTACACCCAAGAACAGCACCGCATTGGCGCGCAAGTCTCACTTTCCGGCGTCTACGCCGCGCTCCATCAACCCGGCGTGCAGCGCGTCGAACTGCTCAGCCCCACAGCCACCCTCACCACCACCCGCAAGCAAGCGCCCTATTGCACCGCTATCGAGTTAACCAGCGAGGTGGTGAATGACTAACCACCTGCTACCACCCAACGCCACGCCCCAAGAGCGCGCCGTCAGTGAAACGCTCAGCCGCCCCGACACCCTCAACGTGCCCATTCGCGCACTATGGCGGCCACAACAATGTCCCGCCCATTTGCTCCCTTGGCTCGCCTGGGCACTCTCTGTAGACGAATGGGATGAACAGTGGTCGGAAGCCAAAAAGCGCGCGGCAGTAGCAGAATCCATCCATATTCACCGCCACAAAGGCACCGTCGGGGCCATGAAGCGCGCCCTCAAACCCTACGGCAACGCCACGCTCAGCGAATGGTTTCACTACGGCGGCGAGCCCTACCGCTTTCGCGTCGACATCAACATCACCGACCGCCCCGTGGATAACACGCTCTACTGCGATGTAGAGCGCGCAATTCACCGCGTCAAAAATGCCCGTAGCTGGCTCGACAGCCTGGCCATTGCCCTCACCAGCGAAGCCGCCGCCCCGCGCATCGCCAGTGCTATCCACGCCACCGAGCGTTTCACCCTTTACCCCTACCAGCGTGAAACCCTCAGCCAAACCACGCCACTGCCCCGCATGGCCCACGCCCTGCACGGCGGCGTGGTCACCACGCTATACCCGGAGACTCTCGCATGAGCGACCACTACTACACCCTCATGACCAGTATCGGCCTAGCCAAACTCGCCCAGGCCGAAGTCACCGGCCAACGGGTCAACATCACCCACATGGCCGTGGGCGATGCTAACGGCACCGCCTACGAACCCAGTGAAAACCTACGCAGTTTAAAAAATGAATGCTGGCGGGCGCCCATTGCCGGGCGCTACCGCCATGAAGAGAACGACCACTGGATCGTCACCGAGCTGATCGTCCCGGTGGATGTCGGCGGCTTCACCGTCCGCGAGGTCGGCCTGTTCGACGCCGACGGCGACATGATCGCCGTCGGCAACTACCCGCCCACCGTCAAACCTCAGCTACAGCAAGGCATCGGCAAAGATCTCACCATCCGCATGATCAACGCCGTTAGCAATGTCGCCACCGTCGAGCTATCCCTCGACCGTTCCAGCGCCCTGGCAACCCGCGAATACGTGCGCAGCATCGCCGGAAAAACCGCAACGCTGGACGGCCCCCAACAAGTCGCCCCCGGCGAAACCGCCACCTACCACATCACCAACTACTCGGCCTGGGATACCTACACGGTAGAAACCACCGTGGGCAGCGTCACGCTAGAACACGACCAACTCACCCTCACCGTGCCCGATAATGCCCCACCGGGTAACGAATCGTTGACACTCACCCGTAACGGCTACAACGCCGACAACACCTACCAGATTCTGGTATCGGCCGAAGCCGTCGCCCGGCCCACGCTCACCGCCCCCAGCAACAACGCCAACGGCCTCAGCCGCCCGGTCACGCTTGAAAGCACCCCGTTCACCACTTACCCCGCCAACGCCGACACCCAAGCCGCCGCCGAATGGGAAATCGCGCAGTTCGGCACGGTGGTCTGGACTAGCGGCGAAACCAGTACCGATCTCACCACCATTGAGGTGCCCGAAAACGCGCTGGAACGCGGCACCGAATACCACGCCCGCGTGCGGCACCTCGGTGAAAACCTGGGCGCATCCCCCTGGAGCCCCGCCGTTACGTTCACTACCGCACAGCAATACCTGCAAGCGCCCGTGTTCATGACGCCCCAAAACGGGGCCACCGACCTCTACGAGCAGCCGATTCTCGAACTCACCAGCGCCGTCAGCGTACCCGCAGGCGTGTTCACCCACACCGCCACCCAATGGCAAATCGCCAACGACCCCGGTTTTATTAACCTGATATGGGATAGCGGCAACGACTCGACCAACCTCACCAGCATCGCCGTGCCCGCCGGTTACCTGCAGGAGAGTACCCAGTATTACGTCCGCGCCCGCTTTATCGGCACCCCCAGCCACACCTCGGAATGGAGCCAAACGCTTACCGTCACCACCGCCAGCGTGTTTGTGCCCACCATCGGCGAGCCTTTTGGGGGAGGCTTTTTTGCAGGGCTCATGCTGGATGAAAGCGGCGAAGAGTATGCGCTGATTGTTAGCCCAAAAGCCGAAGGCGACCCAGGCGGCACGATGCGCTGGCAAGACGCCATTGACTTTGTGGCCACGGTATCAGCGGGCGGTCACACCGATTGGAAACTGCCTGATATCGATGAAAAAAGAGTCTTATACAAAGTGTTTAAACCCACCAATAGCCAAAACAGTGGAAACCACGGAGCAACAAACCGAACCGATCCCCCGCTACCAAGCAACACCACTAACGACCCTACGCAAACCACGTATTCCAGGTTCTGGCTTGGTGCGAGCGAGGCATTTGAAGACAGCCGCTACTGGTCAATGAGTGTCGGTTCAAGCTCCTCAGACAGAATCAGCATAACGTTTGAAAGTGGGTACGAGTTTCAAAACTCAACAAGCTCCTTATACAGAGTACGAGCCGTCCGCCGAATGTACGTTTAACCCTAACCCTGGCTATTCAACTCAGCGGAGATAACACACCATGCAGCCTATCGAATACGTTAAAGTCGACTACCGCGACCGCCGCCCCACCACGCAATACCCCGCCCGCCACGGGCCGGATAACCCCGTGCCCGGCATCAAGCAGCTCTGGTTTGAGCGCGGCGAGCCTACCCGCTTTTACGGTCTCGCACCGGATGATGCCGACCTCACCACCCCCGGCATCATTCGCCAATTCACTAATGCCGAATGGGCCGAACTCATCAAGCAGCGCCGCGCCCTGCGCCTCCAAGAGCTAGCCGACCACCGCTGGCAAATCGAAACCGGCGGCGTCGAGCTGCCAGACGGCTCGCGCATCCTGACTGACAGGGAAAGCCAAGCACAGCTCACCAGCGCATTTCAGACGCTCACGCAGCCCTTCGTGGATGAGATCGAATGGAAAGCCGCGGGCGTCTGGGTCACGGTCACAGAGGCTGAGCTTCGCCCCATCGCCCAGGCAGTGGCGCAGCATGTACAGGCGTGCTTTAAAGCGGAACGGCAGGTCAGTGAGCAGATTGCTGCGGCTGAAGGTGCCGAAGCGCTGTATGGGATAGATATCGCGGGGGCGTTTGAAGAGGCGTTGGCGGGTATTAAAGAAGCCTAATAGCAAAAAGCCCGCCAAATGGGCGGGCTAATCAATACTTAACGCTGTGCGTTAAGCAACGCCTCTATAAACAGCGGATCGTTAAACAGCTCATCCAGCGTTTCTTCCATCGCCATTTCGATAGGTCTGGCAAGGTTAGACGCCGACTGATACACCACCCCTTTATGTTCAGGGGCAACGGATATTTCTCTGCTGAACCGAACCTCATCGGCTTCTGACACTACCTCTATTTGAATCGTAGACTTACCTACCGTCTTACCTGTAAAAAAGGTGTCTATCAGATGTACGTTCGAGTACAGCTCGATAATGTCGCCTTGAATAATGACGGAAGCATCACCGTCTAACCCAAACCCTCTGGCTAACAACTCCTGCTCGATGGCAGCTTTCACGGCTTCTTCAACAGGCTCCTCACTATGAATCGACGCCATCGGGAAGCCCCAGCCATGTCGTTTATGGCTGATACGGCGCTGATCTTCGCGCTCATCGGCCACCACTACATTCACCGCCACCTCAGAAGCACCATCCACAGCGGCCACATCGGCTTGCGGTTCATACGTCAGCTTATGCGACTCCGGTATCGCCGCACAGCCGTGAAGCAGCGCCAATCCCGCAAGTACTCCTAATATTTTCAGCAATTTCATCCAGTTCCCTTACATCCAGTCGGTTGGTTTTATGGTCGTTCCGGCTGGAAACTTAAACATTGAAGTATCATTAGTCAATTTATTTTGGGCGCAGGTTACTTGAGAAGTGATCAGCGCCGCTGCGGGCGCAAAGGCACAGCAAGAGAGTCCTGAGTCGCTTAAATCAGCTTGGAAAGTAATGGCTGGGTGTAAAAGCAAACAGCCCACCAAATGGGCGGCTGGTCTAGGCCTCTGTAATTAGCAATTGTTTTTCTTTTTCTAACATAGCCCGCGAGCTAACCAAGAACTGTTTACAGTGAGTACCTCCTGCTTGAACCAAGACTTTGGCATGATCCATTAAACCAAAATCTAATTTACCAATTTCTTCTTTAACTTTTTCAAAATCTTGGCTAGATAAACATTCTTCAGAAAGCGTAGTTTCGAAAATCCAGGACAGCTCAGTAGCCAAATTCACTGCACCAAGGCAGTCCAGCGTCATTTTACCGTTGATATGGTTTATTAGGCTTAAAAGGTCAGCTGTTTCATTTAGCAGTAGGCTAGGATAAGTACTTGGATTTTTTTTAGCTAAGGCCAACCAAATTTTAGGATTTTTCTCTATCAATGCCTTATGGGAAACCCAATAAAATTTATCCAGCGTTTCAAACTGATGTAAAAGATATATTGCAGTGCGTCGTTCACGCTTTTCATTTTCTACAACAACCTGTAATTTTTTTTCATATTCAATTTTTAGCTGCTCTTTCTGTTTTTCAAGCATGACACGTTGGCTTTCGACTAGATCTTGCTGCTGCCTCAACGTAATCACAAAAGCAATAAGGGTAGCTACCACCGCCGCCACACCCACAGTGCCCGAGATATAAGTCGCAAAATTCGCCCAATCTTCTGACTTTTTCGAGAAGCCATTGGCACCAAATTGGTTAATATAAAAAAAAGCTGCCACTCCCCCTACAACAGCCACCAAACCCACCAGAACGAAGTGGACATAATATTTTTTGCACCAATCCTTCATCCCAACATTCCCTTAACCGTCATTTCCTCGCACCTTACCACACCCCACGGTGTAAACCGCCCCACTTACACCCAGCACCGCTACCACCCTCCCCCAAGCCCCCGCACGATACCTGCGTGAATTCACCCTTTTCGTTACTCGAACAGTGAACCTGCGCAGGAGCCACCATGGCACTCGATCAATACCACCACGGCGTGCGCGTTGCGGAAGTCAACGACGGC